AATAGCACTTTGGGTTAGAGATACAGCTCTTAGACTACAGAAAGACAAAAATGACCAACAATGGGCAACAATGAACTCGATGTTGAAGTCAAATGGAAACAAATCGGAACATGCAGCAGGTTTTGGAGTAGGTTCTACTGGACAACAAAAAAATCCATATGAAATGGATATTGGAACAGGTGAAAAAGAAGATTTAACTTGGTTAATTAAATAAGAGGTAAAAAATGGCAGATGAAAATATATTAACGAGATTAGGAAAATTATTCCAAAATCAAATCGTAGTTAGAAAAACAGATTCAGGACAAGTAAAAGTCAAGGATGTTGAGTTTTCTCAAACTGCACTAACATCTAACTTTATTGATAGATATAATAGAATAAATTCAAGTGGATATGGTAATTCAGCGTATCAAGCTAGACAAAATGCAAGTGCATATGATGTAGCTCGTAAAGAATTATTTAGAGATTATGAATTAATGGATGCAGACCCAATCATATCATCAGCATTAGATATATATTGTGATGAATCTACGGTTGATAATATTGAAAACAGAATAATGAAAATTAAAACCGATAATCCAAAAGTCCATAAAATTTTACACAATTTGTTTTATGATATAATGAATATTGAATTTAATTTATGGAGTTATATTAGAAATATGACTAAATATGGAGATTTCTACTTACATTTAGATATATTGGATAAACACGGAGTTGTTAATGTAAAACCTCTTTCAGTATATGAAGTGAATAGAATGGAAGGACATGACCCAAGTAATCCAAAATTAGTTCAATTTGAAATACAACAATATTCAGAAACAACAAGAAGTTCTAAAACAAATAATGTTTATGAAAATTATGAAGTAGCTCACTTTAGAAACTTAGCTGACACAAATTACCTACCTTATGGTAAATCAATGTTAGAAGGTGCAAGAAGAGTATTTAAACAATTAACTCTTATGGAAGACGCTATGTTGATTCATCGTATGATGAGAGCACCAGAGAAAAGAGTATTCAAAGTTGATATTGGAAACATACCTCCAAATGAAGTAGATAACTTTATGCAACAAATTATTGGTAAAATGAAAAAGACACCTGTGATGAATGCAAATGGTGAATATAATTTAAAATACAATATGGAATCCGTAACAGAAGATTATTACTTACCTGTTCGTGGTGGTGATAGTGGAACTCAAATTGATACTTTACCAGGTTTGGGTAATGATGGTGCAATTGAAGATGTAGAGTATTTAAAAAATAAAATGATGGCAGCTCTTAAAGTTCCTAAAGCATTTTTGGGATATGATGAGAATGTAGGTAGTAAAGCAACATTAGCAGCAGAAGATGTTAGATTTGCAAGAACAATAGAAAGATTACAGAAAACAATTGTAGCTGAATTAGAAAAGATTGCTATTGTTCATTTATACACACAAGGATTTGATGATGCAGAATTGATTAATTTTGAATTAGAATTAACAAATCCATCAATGATACATCAACAAGAGAAATTAGAATTATTAACAATGCAAAAAGAAATTGCTAATGACTTGATTGAAAACAAATTATTTTCAAGACAGTGGATATATGATAATATCTTTGAATTAAATGATGAAGAAAAAGTCGATGTTTTCGATGGTGTGATTGAAGATAGAAAACAAGCATTTAGAATGGAACAAATTGAAACCGAAGGAACAGACCCAGCCGATGAAGGAACTGAACCAACTGATGATATGGAAGAACAAAGTGGTGAACATGGTGGGGACAGAAGAAGTGGAACTGGTAAGAAAGAATTTGGTAATGAATACTCAGCCAAAGACATAAAAGATGCAACGAAGTATGAAAGAGAACGATATGGAAAACGAGAGTTTAAAGGTGGTTCTCCATTAGCTACATCAAAAGGTGGGACAATAGTTGCAAGAGAAGGTTTGTTAAATCAATTACAAGATAAGTTTGGTAAAGATTTAGATAAATCTATGTTAAATGAAGAAATTATTTTAGATGAAGAAGAATAAAATCAATGTATTTACAAAAAACATTATATTTATATATGAATAATTACATATATAGTGACCAATTAAAATGGGGACTCGAACATGCGTAAAGTTAAACACAATAAAATCCGCAACACGGGTTTATTGTTTGAATTTTTGCTTAGACAGATTACATCTGATGTGCTGAATAAAGACAATGGACAAGCGGTAAAAATCGTTAAAGAGAAGTTTAACGAAAATACGGAGTTAGGCAAAGAACTTGCTCTGTATAATATTTTAATCACAAAGAAATTTAAGTCTGATAGTAAGGCTGACTATTTTATTAATGAGGTTATGAAAGCGAGGGGTGACTTAAACAATTCTACACTTAGAAGAGAAAGATACAATCTTATAAAAGAGATTCAATCTAATTACAATCTTCAAAAGTTTATGTCTTCCAAAGTTCCAAATTATAAAACTTACGCATCTATCTTTACATTATTCGAATATGACAAATCCTTGTCACCTGACCAAAAAACAGAATCACATTTTAATATTGTGGAACATGTAACAACAACTGACAAATCTATTAAATTGTCAGAAACTGTTACTACTTTACCAGATGATGAAGATTTAAGAATATTAACTTATAGAACTCTTTTAGAAAAATTCAATCAAAAATATACAAAATTAAGTGGAGCTCAAAAGAATCTACTTAGAGAGTATATCAATAATGTATCTAATACAAATTCATTAAAAGATACTTTAAGAGAGATTGTAAAAGGATTGAAAAAAGACTTACAAACACATTCTAAAAACTTACAAGATAAAGTTGTAAAAATCAAAATGTCAGAAGCTATAAAATCAATTGACAAATTCTGTGGTATTGATGATAAAACAGATGTTGTTAAAGATGAATATGTTATTCAAACAATGAGATATTTAGAACTTGTAAAGGAAGTGAAAAAAAGTGGAAATAAAAAACAGAAAGTTATTTAAAGAATTAGTTAAAAAACTAACACTTGAACTCTTAGATGAAGAATCGTTAGAGGAAATAACAACCACTGCGGCTGTGCCAGGATATTCAACTCCATATGCTTTTTCTAAATCAAAAGAAGATAAAAAGAAAAGATTAAAAAAATTAAAAAAAAGCACTGGATATACACCAGTTAATGAAGCTCTTGATGATAAAGATTTAAAACAAATAACAAAATTAATAAGAAATGTCGTTGGCGATATATTAAGAGATATATGGTTAAAACGAACAGCTTGGAAATAGGAGATTGTAAATGCCAAAAGCGATAGATGGTGATAAACAGATATTATATTCTGGTTATGGTAGTGGTTTAACCCAAAAACAAAAAAATGCTGTAAATATTATTCAAACTCCTTTTATAGATATAGGACAGACTTGGGGTGCTGGTGCAATAGGTACTGGTGTTGCTCCCAAAGCTTATAGACAAACAGATGCAATAAATGGATTAATCATTACAGAAGTACAAATTGACCTTACTGGTTTTACTATGAGAGGTGGAGATGTTGGTGATGTTATTGGTAAAGGAACTAAACCTGCTTTTATATATAAAAATGAAGTTGCTAATAATGGAATTATATTTAAACATGAATTAATTTGTACTGAATTACCAGCGAGTACAAGTGGAACTATTTCAACTGATATTAATGTGGCTTGGGCTTCTGCAGCTACGATAGATTTTGATGAAGCTGGTGGTACTGCTTCTCAAATAGATTCTGGACACTTAGTGGCTGGACAAATTGTAGTGGATAACACAGCAGCAATAACTGCTGATCACTATGCATATTTAACAGAAGGTGATACTGCTGCAAATGGTGGTACATTTACAAGTGGACAATTAATATACAGAATGTATGGATATAAGGTTAGAGGCTAGATAATAGGAGATAATGAAGATGTCAAAACAAGTAATAGTAGATTATATACCATTTGAGGTTTCCCCTCAACAAATAAATGAGTCAATGTCAAAGAATGGTGGAAGACTTGTTGTTAAGGGTGTATTGCAAAGAGCAGAAGCAAAGAATCAAAATGGAAGAGTATATCCACGAGAAACTTTAATGCGAGAAGCCGAAAAATATTCAAAAATTCAAATTAAAGAACGAAGAGCTCTTGGTGAGTTAGACCATCCAGATTCATCTGTAGTTAACTTAAACAATGTATCTCATAATATATTAGAAATGCATTGGAAAGACAATGATTTAATGGGAACTGTTGAAGTATTAGGAACACCAGCTGGAAACATTTTAAAAGAATTATTTAAGAGTGGTATTAAATTAGGTATATCATCAAGAGGATTAGGTTCAGTTAAAGAGATGAATGAAGATGATTCAGTAGAGGTTCAACCAGACTTTGAACTTATTGCATTTGATTTCGTATCAAATCCATCTACACACGGAGCATTTCTATCACCAACAAATGAAGGTAAATTACACGAAGGTGTTGGGACAAGAGATGGTGTGTGTTG